TATTTAAATATAATAAGCCTCACCTAAGTGAAGCCTATATACCTATTTTTTGTACTCTACTACGTACTTCTTAACATGCTTAGGTGTTGAGATTCCATCAACATCGACATGCATAACTGCTTTAGCTTCATCAGCTAACTCAGCTAGTATCTTAGGTATTTCAACAAATGTGTCTAATGGTATTTTCATACCAACATCACCATTACCTAGGTACACTTCAGTAGCACTAGATGCTTCACGTTTATCTACCATTGTAATACTAACCACAACAGACTGTAAGTTCTCTTTCTCTTGAGCTGCAATAATACGTTTAGCTTTAATAAGTGCAGTTTCTTTGTTAGTAGGTGTGATAACATCAGTCACTTCATCTGCTGCTTCCTCTTTAGGTTTTGCAATGTCTGCTGATTTACTCTCAGCTTCGTACTTAGCATCAATCTTTTCTTGTAGCTTGACAGCACCTATGTTCTTGTTGAAGTCAATACCTAATTCAGTAGCTTCTAGTTTTAAATCTTCTAGTGATTTACCCATTTCTAATTCCTTTGTGGTTGTTTAGTTTATGTGGTAGTATACAGTGGGTTTGCTTATATGAGGTTTAAGTAAATCTGTAGATCACCATCTTTACCTACTGGAAGTTTAGTATTACCGTGGTATATGGTTGTGTAGTTTAGGAGTTTCATATACTCTCCTTACTTAAAGGAGAGTACAGAGTAAATAACCTTAAAGGTTATTATGCAACTACCTATTTTGTTGCAAGGCAGTTGATTCTTAAAAGTTTTTCTGGCTGTAAAGCTAGACCAGCATAGAAGAAGTTTCCAGAGAAGAAACCTTTAGTTCCGTGTGGGTTAGCACTATCAATAGCTTCAGGAGCTTTTGCATAGAATTTAACTTTACCACGACCTTTAAGACCAACAGTAGCGAATGCACCTTTAGTTGGGAAAAGCATTGGGAATACATCAAAGTTAGTTCCGTCATTACTTAACTCACCAGCGTAGTCAGTAGGGATTTCTGCACCAGCTCCAACTTCCATCATAGCACCTTCAGACTCGATGAAACGTACATCATGCATTGAACCAACTTCACCTTCTGCAAGGTTACCAGCAGCAGCATATTGGTATGCAGGGATATATGCAAACTCAGTAGCGTATACAGAACCACGTGTAAGTGTTTCTAAGTCATACTTAATTTCTGGTCCAATGATTGAGTAGAACGCTTTATTAACTGGTTTAGTACCAATTTTAGTAGACCCTGTAAGAATCTCAGTTTGACGTTGAGCACGGTTACGTACTAGTGCTTTAACACCTTTACGAACTAAGTCAAAAGATACTTTATAAAGTTCTTCATTTGTACCATCAGCTAAGATAGTTGCACCCATTTGTGCTTTAGTGATGTTACCACCAGCATTGATTACGATACCAGCACTTGATAGCATATCTTTTTGTACTAAATCTTCGTATGTTTGGTTAATTAAATAACCAAGTTCTTCACGATATTTTACTTGTGTGTTGTCTTCTGAGAACAGTGTAGCCTCATCAGTGTAATCTACCATAAAACCATAACGGTTAAGCGATGTCTCAACTGTAACTTTCTTAGGTGTAACAGAGTTGATTGCTCCAGCACCTTCTGGAAGTCCAGCACCAGTTCCGTCTACAGCTGCAAGTTTAGCAGATACAGTAGCTAGATCACGTTTTCCTAGGTAACCATTTGCTGCAAAGTTTACATCACCTTGGTCTAGGTCATAAATGTGTTGCCATTTAGAAATTTTGAAAGTCTTACCCATACGTGTAGGCATAGATTTTCTATCTACGAATTGTCCATAAATTGATACTGCATTTGCAGCTTTAATACCAGCTCGGTCATAAAAATGTGTTACTGTGTTAGCACCAGATGATGCAGTTGTAGTACCATTACCATAAATTGTTGTTGCCATTGTTTGTCCTTTTAGTAGGTGTTTCCTACTTAACTAATCAAGGTAGCTTAATAGCTATCTTGAATCTTATTATACCACTCTTCGAATGCCTCTTCTGAGTCATCTAAGTAGTCTACAGCTTTCCGTTGAGGAGCAGCTTTAGATACAGGTGTTGCAGCTTTACGTTTAGGAGCCTTAGCTCTTTCTACTTCTGCACTAGTCTGAGCTTGTCTTACTTGTTGTAGTTTAGCTTCAGCATCTTGAGCAGCTCTTTGTGCTGCTTCCTGCATCTTAACCTGTTCTAGATTTGAGTAATACATTGTAGCTGCTTCTTTGTAGTATTCAATGTCAGACTTTCTACCACCATCGTAAAGTTTTAACTTACCAACAGTTGGCATCAATGTGTCGTACATACCACTTTTCACATCCTCATGTAGTGCTTTAATCATAGTAGGTGTAGCTGACAACTCATTCCATGAAGCGTCATCCCATTCATTACTAAGAACCTTATTAGTACGTTCGTACTCTGGGTCACTACTAATGTCTGTAATCACTTCTTGCAGGTCTAGTTGTATTTCATCCCGACCATAATCCTCTGGTACGTAGTTTGTAGCTTCATCAGTTTCTAATTCGAGAGCATCAATGCCTGTTCGCTTCAGTACTTCTGTCACTGCTTCCTTGTTACCCTTCAACACATCTATCATTAAGTTTAAGTCATCTGGTGTAATCTTATTTTGCTCTAAAGCATCTATCTGCTTTCTCCAAGGTTTGATAGCTTGTGTTTTACGTGTGTAATCCATAGCTTGACCAAATACTTGAGGGAACCTTTCTAGAACCTCTTCAGGAGTAAATTCAAATTCTCTACCATTAGCTTTAACTTTAAGTGTTTGTGTCGGTTGTGGTTTAACCTCAGGTGTTGCTTCCTCTTCAGTAACTTGCTCATCTTCAGTTTTAGTTTCATCAGCTGTTTCATTGTCAACTTCTACTTCATCTGAGGGCTCTTCAGTCTCAACTTCATCTTCAATCTCATCACTAGCATTATCATCGGAATCCTGGCCAACAGGTTGTTCCAAATCCTCTACTTCTTCTGTGTGTTCTATTTCTTCTTCAGGGGTTTGCTCTTCTTCTTGTAAGTCATCTGTTTCCCCTTCTATAGCATTTACTTGAGCTTCTAACTCTTCGTCACTCATGTCCCATAATTGATCTTCAGTTAGGTTATTGATTTCATCAGCCATACTGTTCCTTTAAATAAGAGTAAGCCTAAGCCTACTCTTCTTCCTCGTCAGCAAGTAGTGGTGCACCAAGATTCTCTACCATATGTAGGTAACCTTCAAAACAGCTAATTGCTGCAAGCTCTTCAAACAGTGTACTTCTGATACTTCTACCATACTCTGTACTAAGTAAGCTTGTAGTGTCTACAGCTTTCTCTTTCATATAACCATCTAAGATTAAGCATTGGAAACGTCTATCTTCTTTTAATGACTTAAGGGCTTCATACTTGTTAATGAGATCTTGTCTCTCTGCTAATTCTAATTCTACTTCTTGGTTGTTCGACATGCGAATCCTTTGTTTTATGTTTAGTCAAGCTCACTAGTAGCTTTATAGTCGCATTTTAACAGTGGAAGCCTTAAGACCTCCTTAGCCTTGCAATCCTAGCCCTTGTTCCGCACTTTGCATCATAGGCTGTTCTTGTTGCTCTTGTTGTGGTGCCATTTGTTCTAACATCTGCATAGCTTGCTGTACTATTTCAGCTGGGACACCTTGCTGTACTAACTCTTGAGGGCTTACACCTTGTTTAAGTAACTGAATAACTTGCACCATTAGTTGTCTCATTTGCTCTTGTTGAGCACCTTGTTGTCCTTGTCCAGCCATTTGACCTGCTAATCCTTGTTCTTCCATCTAGTATCCTTTATACATTGATTGAGCCATACTGTGCGCTTTTGCAAGTTCACTAGCTAGCCCATCTATTACTGGTTCTACACTCTTTACACCATGGTCTAAACCTTGTGTAAATGCACTCTTCATCTCAAACTTCTTGTTAGCCTCATCGTAGGCAGCAGCCTTTTGTTTCATAGTTTGAAGCATACTTGCCTGTTCTGTTACTGTTCCATTGTCATAAATCATTTCATTACTCCTACTTCACCTTTTGGGTCTAATCTCTTTTGTATCATCATTTGCTGTACATTGAGCTTATTTCTAAGTTCCTCTAGTTCTAGTCTCTCTTGGTGACCTAAACCTAAATTCTCTTTCATGTAGTTTAAGTCAGCAACATCAGCACCTGCTTCTAAGTTTCTTGCTCTAGCTTTCTCTACAAGTGTTTTGGCTTCTTTGAGCTGTCTATCAATCTCATTCTCTTTACCTTGCATATGTTCATTGAAAGCTCTAGCCTCTAATAATACATTCTCTAGCTTAGCCTTCTGCATATCTATATCTTGCATTGGGTTAGCTTGTGGTTTAAAGTCTATAAGTTTCTTTTCTAAGTCTGGCATTCCACTCAACTTAGCAATATCTGCAAGTATAAGTTGTGTAAACTCAAATGGTACTGTGTTACCTAGTGTTTGCAGTAGGAAACTTAGTTGTTGTGATTTAGCACTATTGTCTTCAGCAGTACTTATACTAATATCAATGTCAATCTTACCATTAAGGTCATCTCTTCTGATCGGTACAAACTTTTCATTTGTTATACGTACAACCTCCTCCTCTTCAAGGAATTCTGAATTGTAACTCAGCCACTTTCTCATTAGTGGCTTAATAAGGTTCTCTGCTATGTTCCTAACTATATCAAGTTTTCTAACCGCAGCAGCATCTAATGTACCTCTAGCAGCAGTTGCACTACTACCAAGACTACTACCATTTAACCCACCACTGAAGCTCTTAACACCAGTCTGTGCTTCTATCTCATTATTCATGAGACTTAACATATTAAACGCACTACCAGGTATTTGGTTATAACTACCTTGCCAGAAGTCATTAGGGCTAGTGTTGAACTCAAAGTTATCACCAGCTAGAAATCTCTTCCTATTCTGACTGTTCAATGCTCCACGTCTAATACCAACTTGACCATTGTTACTCTGAGCCATATTATCTATAAGCCCACGAGTGATAGCTGTTTTAATCTTTTGATTATCTCCAATGTTTTCTGCTAATGCTTCACCGAATAACTGAAATGGTACAGCATTAAAAGGTACTACTATAAATGGAGGTTTTTTATCTGGGTATGGATTATCTTCCAATCTAATTATTGTATCTCCTACCCATGCACATACAACTTGCTCTACAACACCGTCATTATCTACATCATAGTTACCCCAGTACTCATACACCATAATCTTCTTACGAGCTTTATCTTCAAACTTAAATGATGTATCATCTTCGTTGTCATAATCACTGTCATTGTCTGGATCATTACTATCCAGCTCTACTTTATCTAAGTTCTTGAATCGTCCATCACTTTTTAATGTACTTATGTCTGTCTCATATCTATAAATAACAAACTGACACTTATCCATATCATCCATACATGTAGGGTCTATGTACACATCTTCATTTCTACACACTGTTGCTGTAGGCTGGTTCTTCAATACTCTTAACTTCTTAACCATATCCATAGCTATGTAGTCTCTACCATACTCATCAGTTGCAATTACTTCAGTCTCTTCTTCGTACTCTTCTTCTTTGTAATCCCATCCAGTCTGTATAACTACTGTACCTTCAGTCGCTAGTACTCTTGTAGCTTTGTTTATGAAATTGTATCTTGGGAATTTTCTACAGAATTGTGTATTAAGTAGTAGCTCATTCTGCCTAGCAGCTTCAGCATCTTCATATGTGACTGGATTACATGAGATCACATCTTGGGAACTTAAGAACGGATCTGTAATACTTGGTATCATCCACTCTAACTGCTTCTTGATATCTTTACTTACTATCTGTGATCTACCTTCAACTTCATTACCATACGCTTTACCATAAGTTTCACTAATCCATGTGTCCCTTTGATCAGTCCACTCTACACGTGTAAGGTCGGCTGCTGCTAAGTCTGCTTTAAAAGCTTTAAGTAGTGCTTTCTGATTTATTTTACTTTTCATTAGTCTCACCACACCCTATTTGTTTAATTGTGCTCATTATAGCATCTCTTCTCTTACGGAAGCTTTAACTAAGTCTATGGGAACTATGTTTCTTGCTATCTCTCCATACTTCTTACTGTATGTAATAGCGACAGTTTGCTTATGTCCTCTGTACCCTGCTCCACTTGCCCAAGCATCATTATGTGTTGCATTCCTAAAACTCTCACATCTTGCTATTGGGTTATCTACTACGCTATCTTTATGCACATGACCAGTCAGCCAATATCTATGTGTTGTGCTACTTATGTCCTCTTTCCTATCCCACACCATAACTTCAGGTAGTCTTTGCATCTTAGTCGCATGCCCATGATGAAAACCTAGTAAAGTCTCTCCATGCTTGTAATACTTATGCAACCCTTGTTCACAATTTACAGTAAGCCTTGGTTCATTTCTATAGTATGCACTTAACATAGCTATTAAATAGTTTGGTACTAAGTCACTGTGGTTCCCAGCTACTATTATGTATGTAACCCTAGCATGCTTCTTAAGTGCTAAATCTATCATCTCTAGTTTCATGTCTACAAGTGCTTTAAATACCTTTGCATGCCTACCATCAACATCTAGCACATGTCCACTCTTAGTCCTAGCATCGTCATTAGCAGCATGTAATGTATCACCTAAATCCAACACTATAGCTTCTTCAGCACTTGGTGTAGTCTCAGTAAGTATGTACATACTGTTAATAACATTACACTTAACACTATCTACGTCTACATTCTCTCCTGTCTCTGGTGCCCATGAGAACTGTCCTAGGTGTATATCTGTACTAACGTAGGCCACTAGTAAGTCTTTCACCAACTTCTTAGGTTTCTTTATTGGTTTAGCCTTACCGTCAACTTCTTTGGCTAGTTCACTTGTAACTTGTTGAATAGCCTCTAATGTACTTTCATCTGTACTCTTAGTTTTAACCCACTGCATGACTTCAACTTTCTCACCAGTCTCCTCATCAGTTTTGTATAATGTACTTGTACCACCTAGCACCTGTTTATTTGGTACATACTTATCCACATCTTCAGCTAATGCTAACTTCCTACCTCTGGCTAAGATAGCTTGCAGACTTCTTTTGTTAAGCCCGAGTACTTTAGCTGATTTAGCTACAGTACCAGCATCTCTAAGAGTCTCAAAACACTCTCTTTGTCTTTTACTTATTGTACTAGATGCTAATATAGCATCGACATCGTATGAGTGCTTATTGTTATCCATATACTATGCCTCAAATGTTGTTATGTAGCTGTATTCTGTGTTAGCTCCATCTGCATGTAACCAGTGTACACCCTCTTCTAGTCTAGTTATCCATACAAACTCATCTTGATGGTCTAGTATATACTCTCTCACTTCTCTAGCTGTGTAGTGGCTAAACACTGCGTCAAGAGCATTAGCATAGCTATGTTGACTTCCATAACTATACCATTGACTTTCAGGTGTCCTAATACCACTCCATTCTCTATCACCATTCCAGTGGTAGTTATTAATAGTCATAGTACCTTTACTGAACACTTCTTTAAGGTGGTCCATATCATGTATCATACCTCTATCTACGTATCTCCATGCACTCTCTCCGTACTTCTCGTACATCTTCTTTGGTACTATCTCATGTATCTCAAAATATTCACTTTTCATTACTTACACCTTTCTTCATTATGTCTCATATCTATAATACACTTTCTCATTGCATTAACAACTTCAGTATCTGTAGGTAAGTCAAACTCACACTCAGCATTCTCTACAATACACTTTACTGGTACTTTAACCTCATAGGGGTCTGGTACATATTTAACCTCAGGTTCACACATACAGCCGCTAAAGGTTATGGCGAATATCATCAATGACAGACTTAATATCTTTACATTCATTACTATATACCTCTTTATACTTATATCTAATCTCAGCTGGTTTGGCTTTAAACTCAGCTAGTTTCTTATCAGCAGCATCTACATCTAGCTTCATCTCACTAATTCTAGCATTTTGTTTACTAACAGCTGCTTTAAATCTTTCAGTTACAAGTTGCTCTGCCATGTAGTTACGTTCACATTTAGCTTTAGACTTCTCTAACTTGTCAATTCTACTTTTCAGTCCATCAACATAAATCCATAAACCTATTACTGCTAAGACTATAGCCCCATAAGCTATCATATTTTTATACATACTTAGTTGCGCGATCATTTACTTATCCTCCCTTTGAAGCCTTCTGCAAGCTCTATAACAACAGTGTTAAGCGTATCACTACGAACCATGATAAATGCCATAGCGTAAAGGAGCAGATACCCAACTGTACTGACTATACCTTCAGAGCTACCACTATAGATAACATAGATGTATGTCAGCATAAAGGTAATGAATGCCGAGGAACTCTTCCAATTTTTCATTCAGCATCCCCTATATATATTGCACTAGTAGCAATCTCACCGATATCTTTTATACCTTGTGCGTACTCTATTCTAGTTATGTCATAGGCTAGGTACATAAAGTAACCTAACACTATGTACCTAGCGAGTAGCTTTAGCTTTGTAGCCATAGATGCTCTCCATAAGTAAGTCTGTATCTTTTATATCTCTATCAAGTAAAGTCCGTATAGATGTATTAGTTTTATCTAATACATTAAACGATTGCACCACGTAAGTCCCAAATGTGACAGTGTATAGGATTATAAACCCACCTGCCCATTTAAGTAAGCTTGGTGATAGCATATCTGATACCTGCTTATCAACTGCCTCAACGTACTCTCTGTTACTGTTCATATTTTCTACTAACCTACCTACCTCTTTTGTAAGGCTTTCTAGGTCTTTAGTCAGTAATCTCACACTACTACATCCTATAGAGCTTTTCTGTACCTCATCAATCTCATCCATACGACTATGCACACGTTTAAAACTCTCAGCTACATCTCTATCCATGTTTTCTAACTTATTACTAAACACAACTTGTTTAGTCAAGAACTTAGTGATCTCTTCAAGTCTTTTATTAGTCTCTGTTTGTGAGCTTACTAAGTGCTCAACACTACTCACAAGGTTTGTAATGACTGTGTCGTGCTTAGTCACCAAATCCCTCATTACATCATCAGTCATACGCATCCTTACTCTCTTTACTTTGTTATTTAGTATTATATCTAAATTTATGATATTCTTTTACTGCTAATACCATAGATTTAGTTACAACTGTTTTTTCTACACTATACAATATTTCTTCAAAATACTTATCTGCTTTTTCGTACATCTCTAAATCACACAAATAGTCATGTATAACAACTGCGTGCATATATTTAGGTGTAAAGGGTGGTACAATTACCCATAGGCTTCTGGGAATATCAGACCCATTAGTTAGGTACCCGTTAGGTACTCTAACATCCTTATATACATAGTCTTCTACAACTATGTATTTATTATCTACTGTAGGTTTGAGTGTGGGGTATGTTATGTTCATTATCTTAGCCTCTCTAAGCAAGCATCACATATCATACCATTATCACAAGGCTTTCCACACTCTCTACACATAACTTA